CTCTTGTTCTCATAATCGTGTATTTTAATATGTTTATACTATTTGAAATCTGAATTAATCTTCGTTTCTTTGTATCAGTTTAATTTGATAATGCAAATATACTATCAATTTTGATATAGTATATCATTTTTGATTATTATTTGTGTTAATAATGTCTAATTTGATTAATCTAAAATGATAACATTAAGGCAAATAATTAGGAATCAAGGTGTTACAAATAAAGTAATAGCTCATGCGTTAGGCATAGAATCTACCAATATAGGTAGATATGATGATTTATCTAAAAGAAGACTATCAGAATTGATAATCATATCTAAAGCCTTGGATATGTCTCTAGGCGATCTTGTCCAACAGGCAATGGCTGATGAGATTGAACTAGGAGATGTTACGATTATCAATAAGCCTAAATATATAGAAAGGATAGATGAAGAAGGCATAATTAATCTATATGACATTGAGGCTGCCGCAAATTTGAAATCTCTTTTGGTGAACAAAGACCAAAACATACTAGGAAAGATAAGTATCCCCAACATACCGAAATGTGACGGTGCTGTATATGTCAAAGGAGATTCTATGTATCCTTTATTGAAATCGGGAGATATTATAGCTTATAAAGAAGTTCCCGTAGAAATCCAACACATTTTTTATGGGGAAATGTATTTGGTTTCAATAGATGTAGAAGGTGAAGAATATCTAACTGTAAAATACATAAATCAATCTGAAAAAGGAGGTGATTGGATTAAGTTGGTAAGTTACAATCAGCACCATCAACCCAAAGATTTTCCTTTGGCATCAGTTAAGGCACTAGCTTTAGTAAAACTAAGCATTAGGATGAATACGATGAAATAAACGCCATGAGTTTCAACCAATACACATGGGACCTATATAAACAGACAATCGGAATAGAGATGATAAAATACTTTTCCGATGCGGGAGGATATGTTTCATTCAAGGATTATTGTCCGTACGCTAATTTCATACCAGAAGATTTATATAACGATTGGTTGGAGAATATATATTGCTACGGTGTATCAGATTATGACCATCCCAGCTCATTGGAAGAAGCAAAAGATTTATACATTTCACTTATCACATTAGGCATAAGGGTAGAAGGGCAACAATGGCTTCCTGCTAACGACTTCAAGAATATGCTTGGGATTATCCAGCCGATGTCCTATGTCTTATCACAGTTCGCCCCAGAATATTTCTTCCCGTACCTGTTCCTTTGCCGAATATTCGAGCTGAATAAAATAGCGGATTTCTTTAACATAGACCTCCCCAATATTCCCAAAAGAACTGATTACAAAGGAAGGTGCATGTATTATTGGGAACTTTGCGAGGTGTTTTATTTGTTCAGAAAAGAAAATGGACTATCTCCAGCAGATCTATGGTCTTTCCTATACGACTTCGCACCCAATAATCTCCCAAGCGAGAAAATAGACATGCCCAAACCGTCACAAGTCTGGTTCATTGGCGGCAGGTTATACCAAGAAGATAAATCC